AATTAGGTCTTGGAAGCTAATGTTTTCTGTTCTTGTAACGGGTTGGCTTTTGTCATTAGTTATTCCAATATCAATGATGATGATAATATCTCTAATATTATTAATTATAACTATCATTAATTTTAGTGCTATAAATACTGTACCAATTATTGGACAAATTATTGCAGCGTTTCTTATTATATTAATTATTTTTTACGGAGGGTCTTTTCTTGTTTCTATAGTAGTATTTACAATAACTATGTTTATTTATGTACAATTTACCATATTTTTAGCTGAAATTTTATAATTATAATTATAATTATAATAAAAAGTTTTTAAGTTTTTAAGTTTTTTAGTTTTATTATATTTATAATATAATAAATGGTTAATAATAGCAAAAAAAAATCAAGCATTTTTCCTGCTAGCACTACGAAAATGTTCTCTAAAAAACAAAAGTTTAATAAAAAACATAAAGTAAAGCTAACGCTAGCAAAAGTTTTTACTTTTATAATAATATTTGTTTTAATTTTTGATAAAGCTACTATTTTGTTTGTTATATATTTATATGGTTTATATTCGTATTGGCAACCCAAAAAGAAAGAAAACTACACTAATAATAACAATGCTTTAGTAAGCACTATTTTTGAACCTTCTAACAATACTATAGCATCATTATCACAGGTTTTTAAACATCCAGAATTAAATCTAAAATCATATACTAATGTTAAAATAGACCCTACAAAAGTATTATTTGAAGACAACAAATTTTTGCCCGAATGTTGCTTTTATAATAGCGAATATAGTACATCTAAAGGGTGTCCTTGTATAACAGGTGACCAACAAGATTATTTAAGCGCTCGAGGAACAAATAAATCACATATATCATTTATTCAAAGTAATAATGATTATAAGAACAAATTTTTTTCACCAACACTAGCATTTCAAGGCGCAGACGTTCCTTTTAAAACTAATGAGGAACATTTTATAATAGACTATGAACCACTAGCACCCGAAAAAAAAACCGAATTTGATAGTTTAATAAATAATTATTAATTATAAATTATAATATAAATTATATTATAAATATATTATTAATAATATATAAAAATTAAATACTATATATTATATACGCTATATACGCTATATGCACTATATACGCTATATGCACTATAGCAATATAATAATCTTATTGTTTTATGCAGGTTGTAATAATGCATTTTTATTAACACATGTTAATAAAATTTATTTTGCTAATACAAAACACGCTAATAGAAAAAGTAAGTTATTATTAAATAATAATAATAATAATAATACTAATAACGCTAGCGCTGATATATTTCCGTCATTTTATGAATTTTTAAGAACGCATTCTATTCAAAATATTAAAGATGACGAAGACGAAGACGAAGTAGATGACGAATACGAAGTAGAAGATGTTGAAACTATTAAAGCAGATTTTTTAAATTTTAAAGCTAATTTAAACGAAACAATTGAAACTAGCGAAACTAATAGGCTAGGAAAAGATTTTGCCAATAAGTTAAATTCTAAACACTTAAAACTATTAACAGCTTTTTCAGCAATACAGTGGGCACGAACTTGGATTTACGAAATGGTTCATATTAATGAATTTTTCCCTACCTTTATGTATCAAGATATGTATAAAATGTGCGATTATGGTAGTGTAAATGTTTCAAAGCGCTATTTTTATATTGGCTATTATCCACCATTACTAGATCAAAGAAAAGGCCCATATTATATTGGTGCTTTTGAAATAAATCCACCAGAGCGAGAGTTTATTGCACGCATTATTATACAAAATCCATATTATAGCGTAAATAATGATTATGCTAAAGAACATATTATAAATTATAAAAAAGAGTTGCAGGCATTATGCGTCGAGGCCACTGTATTTTTTAAGTATGCTAGTCTTAAAAATACGTCGTTTGAGAGATATTATTACTCTTGGCTTTATGAAGACTAACGCAAATTTATTTTATAACAAATTATTTTATTATATTATATATAATAAAATATGCCAACTACAAAGAGAAAGCATACTAGAAAGAATGATAAAAAAGCTAGAAAGAATACTAAGACACGGTTTTAATGACATAGTAACTTTTATAGACTTAACAATAACTAATATGGAGGATATAGAAGATAAAATGCAACGCCATACTCAAAGTGCGCTAGATGATTATAAAGGAGCACAATTAGGCGTTGAAATACGACCTGCTATAAGAAATAACACTACTCGTAATACAGACGCTATTGTAAGACCTCCACGCACTACAAGAGCGCGCGCATTAACTAGAAGAACACGAAGCTTTTAATATAAACATTACATTGTTTTCTAATGTTTTCTAATGTTTTCTGCTATATTTTTTGCTATATTTTTTGCTATATTTTTTGCCTTGTTTTCTGCTATATTTTTTTCCTTGTTTTCGTTTTCTTTTACCTTCAGCTAATCGTTCATAACCAGACCTCCTCCTAGCACTTGAAAGTATTCTAGATGAAAACTCACTTACTTGGTCTTTCAGATATATCATATTTCTTACTAATATACTTCTAAGTGCAGGTAATTTATAAATGTATACATCTTTTGCTAATTTTTTAAATGAGCGGTTATCTGGAACAAAGGAATGATACTTATAAATAGGTATGTGGAATCTTACAGGTAAATTTGGAATTGGCGCATTTAACGGGTCCAATCTGGTTATTTCGTGTAATTGTGCTCTAGTAATACTTGTATAGTCATATGTATCGCGAGTAAGTTCTAAAGTTCCGCCCGGTGGAAGTAAATATTCAAATTCAGAATATATAGTTGTAAGTTGTCCATAAAGAATTCCCGCATAATTAATTATAGAAATTCCATGTGTGCCTATAGGTATTTCTATACAAATTATAGTATTGTCTCCATTAGCTGGGTCAAAGGGATTTGTTGGATTTGCATTATTTATAGGAGGAGGCGTACACCAAAAATCACATACGCGTAATAATATAGAGGTTGATGTAAATTGATTTAAATAAATATGTTGCTTCATAACACCATTAGCATCTAGTAATGGAACCGCATCAGGATATTGTGGTAATTGTTGAAAACATCTAAATACATAGAATTTATCTTGAGAAGGCGTGGTTTTCGTAAATGCACTTAATAAATTATAAATATAACTGTCAGTAATACTAACATTTCTCAGCATTTCAGTTTCATAATATTCTTTAATAGCATTAAATACTAGCTCACTATTACCTAACATATCCCTCACACCCTGATTCATCGCAGCATAATCATCACCAACAAATTTTTGTATTCCATTTATTATTTCAGCATTTTCATCAAAATTGTCACGTATTTGGGTCAATTCACCCACCCCTTTTGATGCAAAAAAACGAATAGCATCTCTCATTCGCTCTTCAATCGCAACATCAGCAATTTCAGTTATTTGAGGATTAACTAATCCAGCATAAAAGCGAGGTTCTTTAACTTTCAAATAATCATCGTATTTTTCATAAGGTCTATATTTCTTTAAATGTTTTAATTTTATGATTTCAAACTGCGGTAATGGCATTATATATATATATATAAAGGATTTAAATAAAAAACGAATAACTAAACTGTTTTTGAACTAACTATCTTAATATCTTAATATCTTAATATCTTAATATCTTAATATCTTAATATCTTAAGTATACATTCCATATGGAATATCTTTTGTTGATGCTTTATTAATTAAATCATCAATGAGCTGTCTTGTTAAAATACAAGGCCAAATAATCTTACTCTTAAGCTTAAATCCTTCACTATTTTCAAATAGATTTACATTAGGCTTCATTAATCTATATAAATTTAACTTTTTATAAATAATTTCTAAACAGCGCTTTAAATTGCGCACTCCATCTTCCTTTTCTGTAAAATCATTAATAATATATTCTAATAATTCGTCATTAAAGACAATAGTGTCGCTAGCAAATTTAATTTCCTCTCTAATTTTTGGCAATAAATAATCTTTTGCAATAACTAACTTATCTTTAGTTTTGTAACCCTTTGTTTCGATTTTATACATCCTATCTTTTAAAATAGGATTAACAGCACTCTCATCGTTATAGCTAAAAATAAATAATGCTTTAGACATATCAATACTCATTTCCGAAAAATATTTATCACTAAATTTAGAGTTTTGTGTGCTGTCTGTCAAATGTGTTAATACACCCGTAATTTCCTGCCCTTTAAACGAATCGCTCAATTTATCTAATTCATCAAATAAAATAATCGGGTTCATACAACCACATTGAATTAGTATGTCAATAATTTTTCCATGCTTACTACCTTCGTATGTATAGTCAAAACCATCTATAAAACCCGAGTCACCACACCCACCTAGCGCAATAAGCGCAAAAGGCCTGTTTAAAATTCTGCTAATACCCTCTTTAATAAGTGTTGTTTTGCCAGTTCCAGGAGGCCCTTTAATAGCAATAGCACAACCAATTGCATTTGGATTTACTAACCATAGTCCAATCATTTGCATAATTTGTATTTTGGCATCTTCTAATCCATAAGTAACACTGTCTAATATTTTTTTGGCATTTTCCATAAATTCGTGACATTGCTCAATACCATCGGCAAAACTAATAGGCAAATTGTTATACTTATTAAACGGAATTTTCAAAAACGAGTCAACCCACGACTTAATTTTATAATATTCACTATTTCCACTACCAGACATTAGCCGCATAATATTTATTTTTCTTAAAGCACACGCTTTATATTGGTCTGGAATATCAAGGTCAACCAAATGAAGCAAATAAGGTTTGCTAATTTTAGTCAAATCTTTGAGTTTTTCTAATTTAGCAATTGCTTCCAACTGTAAATTTTTAGATAAACAATTTTTAAAATATTCTGACTCTGCTTCCTCATTATTTAAAATCTTATCAAATGCCCTGTAATTTCTATTTGACACTTTTGGCGGAGCTGGAACTATATCATCTTTTTGAATAGGAATAGGAATTGGCGTATGTGTGTTTTTATTAAGTTTTTTTGTTTCCTTTTCGCTTCCCTCATCATCTTCATCGTCTTCGTCATCATCATCGTCAATATCGCCTTCTTGATAATATATAGGGTCATTAAGTTCTCTAGTTTCATTATTGAAAATATTATTTTTTCCTTTTTTTAAATTTACAATAATATTAATATTTTTATTAATATCAGATTTATTAAGGTTTTGAAAAAGAGTTTTAAACCCTTCTGATAATAAAGTTTTTTTGTCTTTGCTTTTGTCCTTGCCTTTGCCTTCTTCTTTTTCTTCTTCTTCGCCTTCGTCACTAGTATCTGAATTAATCATAACATTTTTCTTATAAAAATTTGTATGCTTTTTTTTAATAATTTTACTATTAAATAAATTATGCTTGTATAAATCGTTACTAGCATTATCTAAATTTTGAAAATGCGTTTTTTTTGCTCGCTTGTGCATATTTTCGTTTGCTTCGTTTGCTTCGTTTGTTTCCTTAATATATTTATTTTTACTATAACGTGAAGGATATAGTTGGTGCAAAAATTTATAATAATCACGTTTATTAAAACCATTATCTGAGCCATTATCTGAGCCATTATCTGAGCCATTATCCGAACTATTATCAAAATACTCAAAATCTGAACCACTGCTAATTGAACTTATATCTGAATTACTGTTATCATATAC